CGGCTATTAAGCAAAGCTTTTAATAAGTTTAACTGTTTCAAAAGAATTAATTCCTTTTAAATCATCGCCATATTGATTATTAATCACTCCTCCCACACCTGATCCTTGATTGTAAAACTCAACATATTTCACAACGGACTTTTGGGAAAACCTAAGGCAATATTTATCTAAATTATAGACAAATCTGACTAACTCTTTGAATAAAGGATGATACTTACAATTTTCTAAAATTGATATAGTTCGCAAGCTATAATAATCAATTCCATCTAGATCATAATCCTCAAAGTTACTCCAACGCTCTTGATATAAAATCCTATTTAATGCTCGATAAGTAGGATAAATACCACCAATAAAACCATTCTTCCTATAAAATTTATGATACATGCATTGCAAGTAAACTAAATAATTGTAGGACTCAAAGCTTTTAGTATCATTCACATTTAAACCAAATCTTGAGAAATGTTGTTTAAGTGAGTAAACATCATCCTCTTTTAGCGAGTACGCTCCATCGTCCCCTTGAATCTGGAAATTACTTTCATTTACGTAACCAGAATTTACTGCTAAAAGATATTGGGCAATGGAATCCACCTCATTGGTTAAGGTCGATCCTGAAGGTACACCATGACTACCATTAATCACTCCATCAGGTGTAACTATACCTATATTTGTAAATCTATCATTAATATAATCAATTTCAGAATGAGCTGAAGGTTGAAATAAACTCTTAATATATTTAAAACTTTCGGATTGAAGATCTCTTCCTACACTAGCATCGTATGCAGAAAAGTCAATTGAAAGTAATTTGCACTTATTATCATCAGATTGATTAATGATTTCGGATAAGTGGAGGTCAACGGATTTAGGACCTCTTAGAGCAGCACGCCAAGATAACTCCTTCTGATAGTCAAGCAATGGGCGATAAATTCTCATCTCATTTAAGGTATCAATAACTGGATAACCCCAAACATTTCTAGTTTTCTTAAAATCTTGAGTTCTACTGAATAGAATACAAGGATCCTTCCTATTTAAGAGATAATCAGTATCTGAAAGAACTTTCTGCTTGACCTTTCCTTTCTTAGTGTAAAATGGCAAACCAGAATTTGTGTTATTCTTGATGAAATTCATGGCATTTACAAAAGATAGCGGTCTTAATGAACCTGAAGAAGGAAGGCTTCTAGCAAGCTGGGTGAACTGCTCTGGTTTAAGCGAATATTCAAAGTAATTCGTTAAGCTAGATTTCCGATCTGACCAAGGTACACTGACTGATCTTGGTTTGAATTTTTCTTTATGAGTCATCTCTAAATCATTAAGATCAGGATGAATTAAAGAATTATTATTATCAAAAATTTTATTCCAATTTTCGAGAACATCTTGAGGATCATGACTCTTGGCTAGTGGGGTCACAAATATCTCGTCGTTACCATTAATAATTCCATTTAAGTGTAAGGAAAGCCTGCGTTTAACATCTTGATCTAGACTTAAGCTGTTAAGGAATGAAAAACGATCAAGGTTTGCTTTATTCAAATTCATTTCCGTATCTAAAACGGGATTAGATTCAAACTCCATTATGCACCTTTCTTATATCTACGATTACTTGTACCTACCTTAGTACTTTTGCCACTAATGCTATTAATTGACCATAACCATTCAATGCCTGAGAAAGCTGATTGAGTAACTGATGATTGATTAACTCCTAAAACTATTTCGGAACCAAAAGGAACAGAAGCGTAAGCATCTGTAGAATCTGCAGCTGATCTACGGAATTTGAAGTTTAAACCTGCCATTTGAGCGGATTCTGAAACTAAACTACTAGCGATAAATGCAGGCAGACCAGTTGTTCCATCTATAGAAAAGGAAACTCTGTTAGTAAATAATACAAAAGGAGTAGTATTGTAAGCGAAGGTAATTGGTTTAAGTAAAGATGGTCTCCAAAGTGAAACCCTATCATCATGAATAGTAGTAAGGGCGTAAGCAAGTCCATCTAAATTATTTGTGCTAGAAGTATAAAATATATCAGTAGAATCAGATCCATTATGTGGATGTTTTATGCTAAAAGCCAAAGTTGGGTCAGCATAATCGGAATACTCGAAAGGAGAATTCTGCCAAATAGTGTTGAATTGCTCATCGTGTAAAGCATTCATTCCTGCAGCAGGTAATGAACTAGATACCCAATTGGGGCAACATCTTGATAACATACCGAAAGTATCCCTATAAGTAGATAAAGTTGACATAGCTGTAACTAAATTTCCGGGAACTAGTTTTCCATCTTGCATGTAGATAGGACAAAATTTAATTAAGGTTGAACCTGGTAACATTGAGGCTCTGAAAGTTTGCATTAAGTAGAAACAAGCACTAACTAAATTAGGAGGAATAGGGGTACCTTCTAAAATTCGTTTTAAATTATAAACATTATTAATAGTGTCCGCATCCATTTGAGATCTTAAATGTAACATACCTTCGTTCCTATTAACAGGGTTATTAGTGTACTGAAGGATAGAATCATAAAAGAAATAAACTTGTAATGCATCACAAGCGGCATTGAAAGCAAATCGTAGACGATTAAACTCAATTGCTGAAGCTGTTAAACCAAAGCTAACTGCTTTTTGTAGTGCATTCTGA